CTGCTACGAAATCAAACTCCTGACCCTGGTAGTTAAACACATCATCTTCGTGTTCTGCGTGACCGAACATCAACTCACTACCATTGGGTAGATACATTACGCCTTCACTCTTGTTGTACCAGTTACGTATCTTCGGAAACTGCCTAAACAATGGCCGGATATGATTACCGTCTAGTTGTTTAAATGTCCTACGAATCAAAAGCCCCGTGGACCCAGGATTCTCCATGAGCATAATGAGCATTATGATTCTAGATGCGTAACTCTTCCCCCCACCCCTAGCACCGCCATAGAACGGATACCTAACACCGTTTCTAACAGCTTCCAGAAGTTTAAATTGCTTAGGCTGCAGGGCAACATTAAACTCTAGATCTTCTAGACTCTCTGTATGAACCCTACCGCGTGTTGGCATGTTTTTTAGTTACCGATGCAAAGGATGTCTGTAAAAACCTACCCATAGCTTGTTTCTTTCTAACACTCTCGTCATACTGGGGTAGGACTAATAGTTCTATGTCGGGCTCTGAAATCCCTACGCTACGTTCTTCGTTTGCAATAGACTTTGCTACTTCTATAGCCTGTTCTGGTTCTATATCGAGCATGTCTAAATACGGCCTAGCGTCTTCTGACATCAACCATGCTATGGGGTCGTACTTCCAATCTTTGGCGTAGTCATAATACAAATCCCTTACCTTTAATATAGGCATATCTTGTGACTTTGCCAAGTCCTTAAAACTAAGCTCTTTTGACTTTATTTTTTTATATGCCCCATGCAACCATTCATGGTCTTTCCACTTATATTGCAACTTAATAATATCATTCAGAGCTTGCATAAACACCACAAACGCAAGTCTCCTATAGGATTTAAATTCCCACGTCCTCGCAGCATCTACAGTACTGTTAATAGAACTAAAGTGTAAATCTACAGATACTGCATCGGGATCCTGCTTAGGTGGTACAGGAATTTGTTTCCTATGTTTACCTGGCCTACGTACATACTTCGAACTCTTTTCAGAGTCAGCTTTCTGTAGAGCTAGGTAGATGTCCTGAAGTTCGCTCAACGGCTTCCGCTACTTCCACAGCCTCAACAGGAGATTCAGTACCTTTGAAGCTAGTTATGTTTACTACAAATTGAGGCTTAGAGGTTTCTGAGGTTTCTACACGTACGAGCTTAGTTTCTTCACGAGCTGCGCTAAGAGCCTTCAAGCACATAGTGTAATCTTCCATAGTCTCGTTAGCTTTATATATTTGCTCTAATCTGCTAAGTCTAGTAGCAAAGTTTGCTATGGGTATGTGAGCTACTAAAGCATGACGTTTCTCCTGAGCCTCGTCAATCATAGATTGTACTTTAGAACTCTCAAGATGCTCTATGACCTTAGTGCGTGTAGTGCTAAGAGCCTTTGCTATTTCTCCAGCGGTCTTACCTTCATAGATCAGCATAGATACTACGCGAGCAGAATCTAACGCTCTATCGTTTACTAGGTTTGTCATTGAATGTTAAATCCTATACCCTCTAAGGCACTTTTAGCTGGTCCAGATACCATTGTCTTATATAGATCTTCAGCCATAGAGCTTAAGTTACGCCTACTGGGGTATGACTTCGCTTGCTCTAATACTCTAGCTAAAACTGTTACTTCGTCAGAATTTAAATTATGCTTGGGGTGTGCCATACGTGTAAAAAACCCATTTAGATCAAATACACCTACATCTGGATCTAGAGCAAAGTTCCAAGCATTACGCTTACTACTCCACTTAGCAGTTTCCAAAAGCTGAGGCACATTACCTATGTCTGCATCTGCGTGAAAGTTTTCTATGTTATAAGCTAACTTACCTATAGCTCCGCCTTTCATCTCAGGCAGATCTGCGGGAACTTTTCCAGACTCCTTCATCATTTGTTCTATACTACCTTGTTGCTTCTGAGCTCCTGCAGAACCTCCGCCGCTCCCTTGACGTCTTTTACGTTCTTTTACAAGTTTTCGAAGTTCAGCCGAAAACTCCGTTATTCTCTTTTGTCTAGTAAGTTCTTCCATATCTGCCGGGCCCGACCCCAGACTAGGATTATCTAGCTGGCCAAGCATATTATTTGTTTTATTTATTTCTATGTCTAAGGCATCATCTGACAAAGCCAAAATTGTATCATCATCCAAAGGTTTAAACTTAGGGACAGAATAAGGGTCTAATACTTCTCCACCCTCACTAGACCAGTCCCCCTTACCCTTCGGTACCATTAACGGATCTACATACCCCTCACCACCCTGAGCCTTACTCTTACGCCTACGTCTACGCTCATTTACAAGATTTCGCAAATGTTCTTTGTATGACTCGAAAACAGAGGGTTGCTGGTTTTCAACTTCAGGACCATTCAGGATTTTGTTAAATTCTAATATTTCTGAGTCTAAGGCATCGTCAGTCATATCTTGTAAACTTATAGCCGAATCTGCCGCGTCCAGTTCTCCCTCGAACTTATCCATCTCTGATTTGAACTGGTCATACAGAGGCTGTTGACGCTTACGTCTTTCATCCTCAGCCATAGACAAATGCTTGAGGTTTTCTTCGTACCCTCCTACCGTCTGCCCACGTTTATTCCACTTCTTAACCATAAGTTCGTCTATAAGATCTGCAAGCCCATCATCTGACAATCCATCTAGCTTTTCCGTAAACCCTGGATCTTCATATGTCTTATACCCACCTGGATTTTTTACATCATCGTGCTCTAGAAACTTCTCAAACTCTTCTTTTGACCCACCGTCCCAGTCAGGCTCGGGCATGTCTTGTCTAGGAGGAGGCACACTGGTATCTTCAAGCATAGCCGATACTTCACGATCAGGCATCGCATACTTCTTGCCGCCACTAGCAGCTTTGCCTATGTCAGACTTTAAGAGCCCTCCTAGAATCCTTGGACCCTTAGCTGCTATAGCTCCAGTAGGCGCGCCAAAATCTTCCAGGGCTGCCATCGGTCCATCTTCACCGCCATACTTAGCTTTTAAACTTTGCGCTATACCGTGTAATAACTCTAGCTGCGCATCTGGTTCATTACTTAGATTTTGTACAGTACGCGACATTTGGGCTAGATCATCGGGTGTCATACCCAACGCTTGTCCTACATCATCAAGAGCATTACCAGACCACTTACCTATAAGGCCTCCAACACGATCAAGATCCGATGGATCAGACTTACCTGTATGCCACTCACGATCCTTCGCTGTAGTTGTCCCTTGACCCGCAGCAGTATCCATAATCATACGTGCTAACTCTTGTACTTGGCCACCTAGTGCGGGGTGCACAGGGAACACCTTACCCATGAGGTCATACAATGCTTGAGTATTCGCCTCCTCACGCATACGTGTGAACTCATTATTCCAAGGATCTATAGGAGTATTCATACCCCCTATACCCATACCCCCTACGCCCCCACGCTCACTATCCCTACCTGTATAGTCGTATACTGGAGTTATGCCAAGATTTGGCTGATTCATACATACAACCTTTTTTCAAATTTATGTATTGTACCGCACACTTACTATGTAGTACCAAGTAGTACTATGCGGTAGTGCCCCCCACTATGTGGTACTACTTAGTATCACTTAGTACTACGTAGTACTTATGTAGCGTTGGCACGGTTCTTGAATACAGCAAACATCGTGCCAAAAATAAATGTAAAAAAACATCAAATAATACTTGACAAATCAGGACCGATTAGGTATATTTATAAGGTTGGAGGCAATGAAGCCTTCGACAAACCACAGGAGGTCAGCAATGACCAAGCATCACGTAGCATATGCATCCTCAGAGAAACAGCGTAGGTATTCTGAGGCCGTAGGCCCGAACAAACTGTTCGGCACAGGCGAAGCCGTCGTCAAGTGCTTCCGTATACTAGCAGCAGGTGGTTCCCCTATAGCTGGCATTGGACCTGTCGACGAGGTGCTGGACGTCCTAGCGTCTGGCATGGTAGCAGCACTCGATGATAGCTTCGAGGCTCCAACCGAAGACTAGCCCTCCTGTGGGCTCTGAGACCCTGGGTGTCATCCCCGACATCTGGGGTCTCTCTATGTCTGGCCCATTAATTCACAACCTGAATCAATGTGTCTACTACATATTCCGTTTATGCGGTACTAAGTAGTTTACATTAACCTAGTTTATGTGGTACTAAGTAGTTTACACCTACTAACTTTATGCGGTACTAAGTAGTACTTTACGATACCACATTTATGCGGTACTATATAGTATCGTATTTATGTGGTACTATATAGTAGTTTATGTCATACTAAGTAGTATTACTTGGTACTAAGTAGTAGTTTAAAGCCGTTTATGTGGTACTACGTAGTACTTTGCGTCATATATATGGTATTATTTGATACGATAAGGTATTGTGCGGTATAATACATAGCTTTTCTTTGTACTACTTAATATAAGGTATGACCATGTGCTTGTCAAGGGGACCAAATGTGCACTAAGTGATACCAAGTGATACCATACATATGACAATCCATGACAAATCATGCCAGTATGACAGTTCCGTAGTATCAAGTAATACCAAGTGTGTAACTATGTCACAATTTCATGCCGATATGACAGTCCATAGTATCAAGTAGTACGTAATGATAGATAGTGATAGGTAATAGTAGGCATAGTGTAAGTATAGTATAAACAAGGGTTTAGGGCAATAAAAATAATCTTTACATATGGAAAGTAATGGCATAGGATTTGCTTATATATAGGTGTGGCAAGAGTGCCACAAAGGGGAATTTTCCCCATAGTCCCATAGTAGGAGATACAGCAATGCCAGCATATAGTGAGTTGGATGCAATAGAAGTAAATGAGGTATACGAAATCCGTATACATAGTGTTAACCGCCAAGACGCCAATAAGGTGTCATACGATTGGCCCAAGCTTAAGATTGTGAGCGATCAGGCCATAGATTTCAACGAATTACTTACAGACTGGTATGCTGCTGTAGGTGGAGAAGTTAATGGGAGTCTGGCGGACTTGCTCCAGAATGGCTTGAACCACGCAATTAGTGTGGCGAAAGATCCCAGCCGTATTTCAGCCGATCCCAGAATTAAAGAGTATAAGGCGTCTTTCCGCAAGGCATTAGGCGCGGGCGATGGTGAAACACTCGCAGCATTGAAGTCTGAAGATGCCGATATGTTCCAAGCATTGAAAGATGACCATATCGCTAAGCTAGCAGCAAAGGCCGATCTACTCGGCTAACAAGTAAACATAGGGGGTGTGTAGACATAGAGTCTATGCACCCCTTATTAACATAGGACAAAACATAATGATAGGTCTGAACTACAAAACGAAGAAAGCATTAAAAGAAAGCATAGGGGAGCCCTTGCGCTATGTAGAGACTTCAATGTTCGGTGTGGAGTATGTCTCCAACGGTAAGGTAACGGGTGTAGGTCCATCGCCATATGTTCGCAAGTGGTTCGCAACAGTAACCATAGAAGACGATAAGATCGTAAAAGTATCATAGCCTTAAGATAAGGGGGTGTGTGGTAAGTATATCCATACACCCCCCATAAACATAGGACAAGATATAATGAACCATAAAATAAACATAAACATAGCAGACGAAGATATAAGAATAATCGAGCATGTAGTAAATAGCCATGCTGATACTTTAGTTAGCAGTTTGACTTTAGAGGATGCGGTAACTTTAGGTATACTTAAACAGATTTTACGAGAGATGGAATTTCACGATGGTTGGATACGATTAAACGCACAAGATGGTGATACAAATGACAAACAATGAATTGTGGGACCGTATAGTAGATTTAGAATATAAAGAAAAAGCCCTAAGAAATGAGCGCATGGAATTACGGTGTGAGTATACCCGTAGGACCACAACCCCTTTATGGGGTATTGGGAATATTTTACTTTGGAAAGCTTTGGACAGAAAAGAATCTAAGGTTGTAAAGGTAGTTGAGCGGATAGCGAACCCGCGAGAATGGGTTTATAAAATAAAGTATGAACTTAGCAATGGCGCGGAAGTAACCCCAAGTGTATTAGCGCACGAGGAAGACTTAGTTAGGCCGCGTGGTGTAGAAAACAAATATCACGCGAAGGTTAATAAGAAACCTAAGCTTAAAACCTGGGAAGAACGTAGTAAAGGCAAGGGTAATAAGAAACCTAAGAAAACAGTTAGCACTATAGACCTAAACGCACAATTAGAATTGTTAAACAACATATAGGAGAATGCCATATGTTAGATAGCAAACCAGACCAGTATGTAGTAGTGGATCAACCGATAGAAATAACAATAGTTAAAGACTGGGTAGATATGCCAGGTAGAAGTAAAGCTAAGAAGAAAGCTTTGAATCCAGAGAACTGGTTACATCTAATCCGTAAAGACCG